TGAAAACAAACAATAGTAATACTAGTAGTATAGTAATATAGTAAATACTTTCTATTACTACAAGTTTGTGGACCTATTACTTTATTAGTATAACTACTATATTACTATATAATCAATATACGTAAACTATATTTACTATATATGTTACTATATTACTACTATACTACTATATTATATAACTATAATTACTATATGTATTATATACTACTAATATCACTTGTATTCCTTAAATATATCAAGTTCTTATCATAATCAATAGCATATACTTTTCCGCTATCTATAAAAATAATTCTGTATTCTGGTTGGTTTTGTATTGGTTGAACAAGTTCTTCGTTGTCATTAACTACCTGCAACGTATCTTCCACTTGATCATATATTTCTACATATACGCTAATAGATGCAGCTATGGCCATTATGATAGCACAAGCTAATGACAACGAATCTTGTTTCATGTTCCTACTGCCAAACCAAGAACAAGAAGTACCACTATTAAAATACCAACCAACATTCCAGTGAATAGACCTTGGAAAAAAATGATTTCATCTGGCATATAATAATACCTTCTATCATGATGTTACATCTTTAAATAGTTTTCCGTTTATCATTTTATAGCCAACCGGCGCAATGTATATGGCATCCGGTACGGTATCATCAAGTATGTTATCTTGATCTAATGCAAAACAGAATGCTAGTGGGTCTTGGTTGACTGCGGCTTTCTGCTCTTCAGCACTAAGATTATAATATGATCTCATTGTGAAGTTGCCGTATGCCTGGACTTCTTCTATAGTTGCGGGTCCGTGATCGGATTTTCTCATGACACGTAAATCTAGTTTAGCAATGCCGTCTCCAACATTAATGGTTACAGTGGATTCAGACATGTTGAATGCAAACGTGGTTTCGACGCTAGATTCATAGTCGCCTTCAATGTTAGTTACGCGATATAATCGATTGGTGCCACTACCGCTAATGAAAGTAATGTCACGATCATATATGGTACCTTTACCACCTTCAACTACAAAATTTTTCGACACACTTTCGTTAGATTCATCCCATGCTCTGTCGTACCGGTACGTTCCGCTACCGTCACTAAATCCAGAATCATCGCGGAACTCATTTCCTTCGTGCTCTACTCTTAGTGATCCTTGTCCAACATATATCTCCAGTTCTGCGGTATCCCCAGCACCTGTTCCTGACAATCCAATAGACAACATAAACAATGCCAAATAAACGCCAGCCAGTAAGGTACAAATAATAAAACCTATTTGGAATGCACGTCTCGGAGAAATTGATATGTCCATGGATTACCACCGAATTATAGGAATAGGAGACTTCAACGTTGCGGCAGTTGCAGCTATATGATTACCAACTAGTGTTAATAGTCGACCTTTTTTTATCTCCAATGCGACGTCTTCTTCATTCATTCGTAAGAATCTAGCAGCTTCAGATGCAGGATCTTCCAAACCAGACAAATTTCCCAGGAATTTTGCGGCATCTTCACATTCTTTAGAACCACGGACGTTCGCAGACCATAAGAAAAGGAACATCATGGCCAATACTCCAAATGCGACAAATGCAATTCCAAATGCGACACTTTCGTATATCATATTATCCTCCAATCACTTTGGTGATATACGTTATTTTTTCGTCGTTTGTCTGTGCTGTTTTGAAACACTTTATTATTTTTTCGTACTTTTTATCGTAGTTGTCAAGTGATGCTTTAAGTGCAGTTGATTTTACTTCTGATCGATTTAATGCACTTTCCAGATCTACCATTTTCCTATAGTGTACATAAAACAAAATAGCGAGTGCTGCAAACGCAATAGTGGCAAAAAGTAGTAAATATGAAATCATACTACCTCTGTTTCCTTGTTTTCAGTTTTGCGTAATACTATTTTCTCTCCATTACTCCATTTTCTCAATGCAACAATCAATGGGAATAAAACCACACCTAATGCTGCTATTTGTTCCGTGGTCAAACTTACGAATCCCATCATAGCGGCTAGCGATGCCAAGGTTCCCAGAAATGCAACTAGCGCAATCTGGGATTCCCAGGGATATTGTTCGACGGTTTTTGTATTTTTTGTATCTGTCATTGTGTAACCTCATATAAACTTTTATATTTGTGACGTTTAACCATCACTTTAATTGGGTTTTTTTGCAGACGACTTCTTGGGTTTGACCGTCTCAACTTTCTTTTCCTTTTTCGCTTTTTCGGATGCCACCAGATCCTCCAATGCCTTGAAATCGGCTTCAAGAGGGACTTTCATAGCAGCCGAGATGGTGGCGACCTGCTCCCTGATTGCGGCTATCTGATCATAGATGTTCTTCTGTGATGTGATATTGTCCCCAATGCCACGATCAATGATCTTCTTCTGTTGGGCTTCTGTCAGAGTCATGCGAAACCAGCCCCCTGCGCTTCGAGGTCTTGCGCAACCGTTCTGTCGGCCACCCTCTCCGAATCGTGCCAGGCTTCCATATAGCCCTGACCGGAGAAGGTTTCGGACAGGATGCCCGCCCCAAGAGGCATCAGCATCAGTTATAGGCGCTTGTGTCGGTGGTCTCTGTGGCCCGGATCAGGCTATCGTTCATCTGCCTGAGCATTAGCCGCAGAGTCTCCAGAGCCTGCTTCTCCTTGAAACTGTCAAAGTCGATCTTCGATTCAGATAATTATGCACTGGCTATGAACATAGCCAACGACCGCCCCGGTGGAGTATTTGATGTGTAGTATTGGGCCTTGGTCGTTCCCCCCGTAATCATACGATCTTATTGCGGAGTAATTTGTGGTGCTCCCGCCTTGTGGCCCAACGACAAGCATCTGCATCGCGGCACCGCTTGCATACGAATACGATGCCATCAGCTCTTCTATGATGCTTATGATGCTACCAGTATTGACCCATGTGCCTGTGCTCGGTGGCGCCCAACTTACGTTGGCGGTCGTCTTCGTTCGCCCATTCAGGTCCGCCTTGTTGGCTATTACAGCGGGATCGTCGTCGTCTTCGAAATATATTGTGCATGTTGGAGGCGTCCCGGATTTGCTATCATACCGCATCGATATGTACGCCTCGTCGATCGTAGCGCCGTCTGGTATTGTTACGCCGTCCCACCGAACATACGTGGTATATGCATTTCCCATAGTTTGGCCGAAATATAGTTGCATTCCGTTATTGTATATATATCCGCCGCTACCATAGCCATCGTCCGCGCTTGCCGCGACCTGATAATCCAGCGTCGTCACAGTATCACCGTTAGGCCAACCGTGCATCGCTCGATTGTGGTGCACGAATCTACATTGAATCTGAGGATGTCGCCCGCCGCTATCGAAGTTGTCCAACCGGAAAGAGTGGTGTCTTCGGCTTTCACCGCACTCGATATCGTCGGAGGGGTTGCTGATGTGATCGTATCGGCATCAGTGGGCGGAAAGTTCGCATAAGAATCCTTCCATATATCGACCACAATCGAGCCTGTCTGATCAGCCAGGAGGCGCACTGCCGCGATGGTGCACGCGAACGGGATTTGGATGTCGCCCGCTACACCATCTGCGATCTCAGAGCCGCCCCCATCGATGATGAAAGCGATAGTCCTGGTCTTCAGATCGGCATACTGAGCGACCTTCGTCCAAGTGTCGGTCATCGTTTCACAAACGGCTTAGGCGGGCTATCGGAGGTCTCGCCAGGCGGCTTGAGGGCCACGAAGTAGGCATCATCGAGCGTCCTTTTCGCTATGGACAGGGCCATATACATCTCGTTGACGCTTGCTCCATGCGACTTGAACGTTGCTGTGATGTCCTTGCAGATGGCCTCGATCCTCTTGGCGGAGTCCCCATCCCGCCGGGCTTTCTCTTCCAGCAGGATTTGAACAGCTCCAGACAGGTCGTCTATCTTCGCCAGAAGGGCAGACTCCGCTTCTTTGTTCATCAGATCACCTAGACGCCGGTGCACACGTAGAGCTGGTTATCATCCGTGTCGTAATAGAGCTGGCCAACTACCGCCGGTGAGGGGGGAGAGGCAGACTTGTGAACTACCATGTTCTGGAGTTCCTGTTTTCCACAATCGAGTGCAGCGGAGAGCGTTTCAATATGCTCCGATCCAACGGCGTCATCTGCGATATTTGCCGCTCCGACACAATCCGCCCCGAGAGCGTGGACATGGTCATCTCTGGCCGCCTTGGTGCCGTCTCCGATTGCTGCCACTGTGCCCACCGCCTCGGGCGTTTCGACTGTCGCCAGAATAGCAACGTCTCCCTGTGATATTTTCGTCCAAGTGTCTACCATTAATCATCTACCTCTGTGCAAACGTATAACTGTCCATCTTTCGTCCAAGTGTCTACCATTAATCATCTACCTCTGTGCAAACGTATAACTGTCCATCTTTCATCACAATTTCTCCCTTCTTTGGGTTGGCCGGAAATTCCGTAACTTCTCGGACCCCCGCGGCGGTATCGACCGCCCCGTCGTTATCGGCTACGTGAATATAGCTCATACTGCCTCCACGTAGTAATCCACCCCACCGATAACCCGATCGGCAGTAGTGCACTGTACCACAAAGGCTTCGTCAGTGCCCAAGTTCCTGTGCTCTGGATAGTCAAACACCATAGCATCGCCTTTGACCGTCTCGATTGTAGTAGTACCTGACTTTAGAGCTATTTCTACGTTGACCTGAGGATCGCTGCCTGATATGAGGCTGAGCCTCGTTAGCCTGATCCGATTTCCCGCTACAGGGGCGTCTATGATCGTCTGAGCGGATGCGGACGAAAAATCAATTGCAACATGAAGCTGTAATTTTTCAAGCTTTTTTGCAAGATCCGCTTTCATGAGGGCAATGTCCGCCTTCACTGTAGCGAGATCGGTCTGGACGGTGCCCAGATCTGCCGACATGCTGGCAAGATCGCCAGCCGCTGTATCTGGGGTGGCGACTGCCAATGATTCGGCAGCGGTCTTAATGCTGCCAAGCGTGCTTTCTTTGGCCAGCGCCTGAGTGGTCAACTGGGCATCCGTTAGGGGCCCGGTTACAGCAACTGATTCGGAGTCCAGGGTGACCTTAACATCAGAAGCTCGCAATTCAGTATCGGTTAATGGACCAGTCACGGCAACAGATTCAGAATCAAGAGTTACCTTGATGTCAGCGGACTGCGATGCCCCACCATTGACATTAACTAAGTTGGTCGTGCCCGGTGTGGTCTGGTCAATTCCGACCTTGCCAATGATCTGAGTTCCAGCGGGCAGTTCTTCGCCGAACTTGACGTCGCCTATATAAGTAGCATCCGCTATATCCGTAGCTGGCGCAACTGATAATGACGCGGCTTTGAGTTGCTGTCCAAGATTACCTGCTGGAAATTCTTTAATATCCACATCGCCGCCGATATCTACAGAATCAATTGATACAGACGCATCAACTGGTATTTTGCCATCAACTAGTGCAGGCAATTTCCCATCAATACTTGCAGAAGCTGAATTGATAGCAGCCAGGTCACCTGCTGTGGTGTCTGGAAGAACATCCATTGTACTATCAGTTGTCAGAGAGGCGGTACCGTCGCCATTATCAGTACCTTTAATCGGCAATGCTTCTAGTTCGTCGTTTGTTACCACACAAATAACTTTAGAACCAACACCACCATTAATTATTGTTTTTCTCATTGTTTAGGCCTCTTCGAAACTAATTGCATACAAAACATCTAATGCAGTACCTATGACATAAATGTCGTCTGCCTGAACAGGAAATGACAATGTTAAACCAGTTGCTGGAATCGGTATGCTATGCCCAACTTGTACAGCAGAACTACCCAAATAAATAGTACCGGAATTACCAGCATCTGGCATTAAAAACAAATATTTGTAAATAGCTTCTGTTGCTGACAATGGTATTGCACTTGCTGTCATTTCATATTCTGTTTCTGATACAGTACATGGAACATCTGCCTGAACTACAGAAAAAGATCCACCTGCTGTTTTCTTTCCAAGACTTACCGGCAGCTTCCCATCAATACTTTCAATCGCAGTAGTTTGTGCTGCCAGATCACCACTAACCGTATCTGGAAGTGTTGCCATGGAACTTGTAACAATCAATGAAGCAGTGCCGTCTCCATTATCAGTACCTTTTATTGGTGCAGCTTCTAAAGTAGCGTCATCTGTAACAGCACAAATAACTTTAGATCCTATTCCACTATTAACAATAGCTTTTTTCATATAACCATAACCTCATTGATGTTAAAAATAAAATATTTGGAACCAATGAAATTCCAAATTTTCTAACTCATTTCTATTCCAATTTCATAAGTACAATGCATACCAGGAACAGTATCTTGAACTTTTACAATAATTTTTTGAAATGCAGATTCTGTTTCCAAAAAGTATACTTGTTCTGGTATAAGAACTTGTTCTATAGTATTACTTAGAATACTAGCAATGTAATATTCTATACTAAGATTCATGTTATTCGACGGGCTGGTGTTTTTCACGGAAACCGATTGTTTAGTAGAACCAACCACATAACAATCTAATGCAGTCTTTACTGAAGACGTGGTAGTTCCTTCCGCATAATTTGAAAATCCAGGAGGAACTACACCACCATCATATTCGGAATAAACAGAATTTGGTGATCTGCCGGAAGCCAATAACTCAGAATACTCTTCATTGGTTATAAGGCCCAAACGATATGCATCATAAATTCTAATATTCATCACCAAAAACAAAAAAGTTTATGTTATCACTTATGCGGTTACTGTCCATTCTAATGAAACTAATATTTTGCCACCGGCAGTAGATTTTGCACTTGTTAAATAATAATATCCGTCTGCTAGAACCACATTATTTGTGGTTGGCGAAACAGCATATTCAGTATTTAATGCAGCAGAAGCTGTTGCCGTTATGACACCAGTTGCTGAAGCCCCAGTTGAATTACCACAAGTCACAGTACCATTGCCAGTACCAGCAATTGCTTTCATTACAATGCCACGAATCTTGTTGATGGTAACTTTCATTGGGAAGTATATTTTTGTGGTGGTTTGTTCGTCGGTTTCGAAACTCATCGGAACGGTTGTAACACCTTTAAGTAAAGCAGCTTCCAAATGAGCAATTTTTGCAGCAACTGTCAAAACACCAGAAGTATCACTTAAACCAGTTGTTGCAGCAACACCTGCCATAACGTCTGCTAACGGTTTAGCTAAATTTGTAAGCGTTGCTTCTTTCAAGGCGTTTTCATCGGCACTGTCACAAATCATAACGGAATCTGCGGCAATAGGTGTGGCTTTTGCATCTAGTCCCGCAATATCGACACTGAGAACACCATCAGCATTATTAAGTCCAGTTGCTGTAACCGTCCCAGTCATACCGTCAGCCAAATCCGCGATATCAACTTTCTTAGCAACGCCTCCTTGCAAAAACGGAACTTCATCTGTTGCTAAAACAGGAACTGCTTCATCGAGATTTGCTAATACTTTAGTTTGTGGACCTGTTAACTTTGAAAATTTTTGATTAACCATAAATATTACCTCATAAATATGTAAAAAGTATATTATCAAATTTGCATATGCGATCTATATTTTGTTGTATTTATTATTTCACTAAATGGTGATATATCAAGGTTCATTTCTGGATATAATAGCCAATGACTTGTTAATAAGTTAAACCAGTACCATCTATCATAATTTGCTTTAGAATTACAAGAAGAACATAATACAACAAATTTCCATGGTAAACTATTACAATTTATCGATTTATCATAAGTAATGTGATGAATAATCATTCTAGTAGTATGTTCTTCTTCTGTTTTATTACAAATAAAACATTTACGTTCAAATTTATTTCTAATATATTCTTTAAATTCGAAATTAAATGTCTTGGAATATGGATTGTAACTTATACCATCTTTCCAGTTCCAATGTTTTGAACCACTATGCGATTCTGACATTTTGGCCCTGGTTTCGGGTGTATGCTTGCAATCTTTGTGTGCATTAGCTGATTTTTTACACCAGTCTTCATCCATCGTTAAGCCAGAATTCCAAGTTGGCTTACCTTTATGACTATCTGACATTTGTTTTAATGTTTCTTCAGTATAAATGTCAGTTTTTCCTTTGTTCCAAGGTATTTGACCACGATGTATGGCACTCATTTTTTCACAGAATTCAGGAGACATTTTCTTTCCTAATGTCCCACTACCCCTATGATTAATAGAAAGTTTTTGTTTTATTTCATCAACATCTTCTGAACGAGACCAATGAGTTTTTCGTATTTTTTTCTTTGATTCTTCTGAATGATGTGAACCTTTTCTAATAAAAATCACCATAAAGTATTTATACTAGAACTTTTTTAAATCCTAGTATAAATAGTTTTTGGTATGCAAATTTATGTAAAACAACTAACTAGCGAGCGTATTTATCTCAACAAAAGCTGTGCCCACATGGATTTCTACAGGATGAATCCACTCTTTGATTTCTACGTAGAAGTTTCCGCCGGGCTGCTTGGGATAGTCATCAGCAATATCAATGTCTTGGGAAACTACGAACTCTGCGGCCTGAGGATCATAAGGAATAACATATGCGTAGCCAGATGGAGTATGTTGTGATTCAATCATCCAGGATCTGTCATCCTCGGGTTTGCCGAATAGTGGTCCCATGCCCTTCCAGAACGGAATTCTCTCAGAATCCTTCATGTTTAGGTACGCCATAGTTGTTCTGTCAGCTATCAAAGCATAAGGCTTGAATCTGTGATCCATCATTCGGATAGCATTTACGACATCTTCGTAAGGATCTCTAGTGTCTCCGGAACCATTCCATGCACCCATATTAACAATATCGTTACCAGTCGCACTTCCGTTAGTTGCTAAAATTTTACCATTTACGTTTACATGAGCAACGTCAACAATACCATCAATACCGAGATCAGAATCACCATTCATTAGAATGTAATCTTCTGCAGAATGTATCATAGCTAATGCGCTATCGATTTCCTTGGCCTTCATGGTTGCGCCTTGTGCCTTAGCAAGATCTCTCTCGTTGACCATAAACCCATCCATGAACTGATACATCTCATGCTTTTCGACTTTGGTCTTCATTGTGAACGGCTGGGGTGCGGCACCTTTAGCCACAATCTGTGCACGTCCGCTAGTAGACTGATAGTAAGAAATTGCATCAATATCGATTTGCGTTCCAACGTCTCTTCGCGGTAGAACATTTCTTGCAACTAGTTCTGGACGATAGTTCAACTCAAATTGATTAATTTCCTGAATCCAGGCTGTAACAACTTCATCAGGTATAAATGAACCATAATTTAGATTAGTGTCTGCCATTTTTGTATTTCTCCATAAAATTTATTATAAACGTTTAAAAATTATTAATGAGGTCTAAATAAGTTCGACCTCAATCTGCACAAGCTTGTACATGGTTATGTTATTAGCATGAGAAGCTAACAGGTCTTTTTCCATGGTAATAGTAGTAGAAGAAGTAAGGGGATCCAAAACTCTATTAACTTCAGCGGCTTCATCGGAATCAATGACTACGTAGTCACCTTCAACAAGATCAAGTTTGGCTATAGTTGCTGCAGCATTAAAAGTTACGACCGATCCAACAAATGAAGTAACCGTTTGATCATAGTTAACATCACCGGCGTCATCGGTTTCCAGAACTCTGCCAACAGAATAAGCTGTTCTTATGGTTGCCGTAGTTTCGGGAACCACGACACCCAAAGACTCAGTACCTGCACCTAGTGTCGCCGGGAATCTTACAAAGTCGCCAGCATCAATAGTCTGACCGCCAAGCAACCACACATTAACAGTTCCAGTAGCTACGTATTGTACCTTCTTGCCAGCAGCATAAAAACCATCATAAGGCATCTGTTGTCTCTGGTCATCAACAGCAACTCCTAAATAAGTATAGGGAGTGTTAGTTACCTGTGCCTTGATTGTTCCATCAGCGGACCTGGTTACAAAAGCGCCAAACGGTATTTCGCTTGCAGCTACACCAGTTTTGATAATTCCGCTTCCAGGGGTTTTGACACCCTTAAAAGTCATATAAATTGGAATTGTTGACATTTTATTATTTCTCCATAAATGTTAATTTTTTTATTTTCTCCTATAATTAGAAGAAAGGGTTTTTTGTAGTTCAGCACGAGCCTTTGATAGTTCAGAAACAGCTTCTCCTTCTTCAGGAATACCACGTGCGTTCATTTTTGGAATATCCATCTTGAAAACTTCTGGATTTGCAGCAATATACTTCCATCCAGTCTTGAGGAAGTTGTCATAGTGTACACGAGCATCTTTCCGGTGGGCAGCATTTAACTTCTGTCCAAAAGCCTGGAAGTCTTCCTCGGCCATCCGATCAGATTCTTCCTTCTCGGCTTCCTGTTGTTTCATTAGGAGTTCATCGAGCCGAGCTTGTAATGCAGCCATTTGTTCTTTAAGGCTAGCAATTTCCTCATCTTTGGTAACAAGTGATTCCTCGACTTCGTTGAGTTTGGCTTCAAATTCGTTCTTCTCAGGAACTTTTTCGGACAGTTCTACGTTTTCTGTATTAATATATTCTTCAGTCATATCATTACCTACATTTTGTGAATTATATTTTTTAATATCATTGCATTTGTTCTGTTTAGGAATTTTTCCATTTTTAACGAAAGTTTTAGACCATTCAATGGCTTCATTTTTGTCATTTGTTTCTAAAACAACGTCATTACATGTTTTTGAATTTAATTTAATACTATAATTGTTATTGTGATCATTAGTTGTAGTTGTTATATCAGCACGTCTTAATTCATTGTAAAAGGAATCTGTTTTAGGAGCCTCATTTAGTAGAAATCCGCAACCTTCTTCATGGGAACACGCACCTTTTTCAGCACCAAGATCCGCGAAATGATAGAAGTGGTATCCGCCGTCTTCTATTGCCCCATACCGTTTGCCTTCGTGTTCGCCGTCTTCAAAGGTAGTATGGGTCGTGTATGCAATTGAACCATCATAAGGTACATCGGACTTAATTCTGGTAATGTCATCAGGGCTCAACTTATTTTTGTAGTATCGTGCAACTGCGACAACATCTTTCTTGTCGGGTCTAGACATCACATTAATGAGTTTGCCAATGCGGTCATGCTTATACGTGACTAGTTCTGTTGGTGCCGTATGCCCCTTGAGTATTGGTTGTCCTTCCAGCCAATGTGCGTCTTTTCCAAAATACTCAAACTTCTTGAGTGTCGGAACACCATCGGAACCAGTAAAAACGCCTTCCCTCATCGGAACAACAGGAACGTCAATTACATTGTCGTCTTCGAAAATAACTTTGGAACCAGACAACGCAGAATTAAGTTTAATGTCACTACTATTCACGACAGCAATGTTTCCCATTTCGTTAGCGTCTTGCAAAACATATTCATTGAGTTTGATTTTGGTGGTGTCTTCAATTGGAGCCGACATATGACGTTGAGTAAATTCCATCTGTTCTTCAGTAAGTGGCATTCCTTCACGTTCCTTTAGGAAAACAATTTTTTTCATGACGGTCCGGTTAGCAACACCAGTTCTTTTACCAGAAGCCAATTCCCAGCTGTCATCTAAACACCGTAGGCAATATTGAGGTTCGCCGGATACAATTGCTCCAACAACATACCTATAAGAATCAACGTTCTGGGCATCGCCGCCATCAACATCCAAAAAGTACTTCATGAGCTTTTTCTTACTGATTTTACCATCAGAAGTAGCCCACTCAATCAAGTCTTGTTTGGCTTTTTCTGGTGTCCAGCCAACGTCTATATCATCGGAATGTTCATATTCGGTAATAGGAACAGTATCTTGAACTACCATATCACCGGAATCAGTGACATATGCAGAATTTTCTTTAATTCCAAGAACGTCCTTCATGCCGTCAGTTAGTATTTCCAAACCAAAGTTTTCTTTAGCAAGACCAGCCGCTTTTTCAGCTAATCCTTCGTGTTCAACGCCAGTATGAGAACCCATTGCAGCAGAAAAAGCAGCTTGCAGTCCTTCTAAATCATATTCTGGTTTGCCATCTACCACCTTACCAACCGGATAACTATAATCAGATTCTACTGAACCATCACCGTCAACCTTCAAAAAGTAATTTTCTATTTTTTCTTTTTGAAGTTTACCATCATCATCCTTCGCAAAATCAAAAAGTTGACTTTTGCTTGCCGCACCGTCCCACTCATTTAATTTAATTGGAGGATTTTCTTCGGCAACCATTTCAACTATTTCTTTTTTGGTAATTGCAATCACCTATAAATATTATAAACATTAATCAAAATAAATCAAGACTTTTCAATTTTACGATAATGAAATTCAAGAAAGTCAAACATTAATTTTAGACTCGGAATGAATTAGCCCCGTAAATAACTATTTATACTCATAAAACTATCTTAAGATTAACTCTGATGTACTATCCTTAGGGATAGCTTCAGATCTAAATCGGTATCTTGTTTCGTTCCTTTGGGACAACCTTGATACAATTGATCGCCTAGACATCCAATGGGAATCTCTAATCTGAGGAGTCAATGCGGCAGATCGATTCATGGCAGACAGAGATGTCATGAAAGGGAGCACTGATCCCCCGAAACGGCAATAGCTTGATTCGGCCAACCGTAGAACCCAAAAGACTTTAACTTTTGTAGTAGGTCAGGAAATTAAATATATGCAATTATTTTTTATTGGACTTTTTTGAGGTTTTCTTTGGTTTTTCTTCTGGTACATCCATGACCTTAATGTTATTCAATTTTTTTGACATTTCCAGAAACTGTTCATTGGTAACGTATTTCCAATCTTGTGTTTTTTCATTAAATATCCACATGTTTATACATTCCTTGGGTTGTTTTTAAAATTGTTAATCAAAATAATAATGAAAATATGCAATTTTACGAAATCCAACCGTAAACTTTATATACTAAGAGAAATACAATTATAATTGTCCCCCCAAAACATCAGAAGGAACGGCACAAGGAACATCATCAAACCTTGTGTCATTCTTTTGATAAGGGACCGATTTTTCTATCCAGTTGGTCGTTTTCTGTTATTTTTTTAAGATCATTTACTTCCACTAGTGTTAACTATCACCAAAATACTTATATATGATTAGTTATAACTACTTTGTTAGAGGTATAATAAAATGTCTGATGAAGTACAACACATAGATTTGGTATTGCCAAAGAACGCCAGAAACGTTAGTGTTACCTTTCAAATACCGAACAACGATTCCGGAAACATTACCATGAACTATGGATTTCATAAGCACGGTGATTTAACACTAGTGAATACAAAACCAAGTGTATTGGATGAGACAATTACAAGTAAAGTACCAAGCAGGTCACTAAGTAAGACAAAGCGAGCGATAACTTTCAGTGAAATATATCCACGAAAAAACATTGTCGAATTAGCTGAGTGTTCTGGCCTAAGTCGGTCATTTATTGGAGCAGTTCGAAATGTTTTGAAGCACGGCATACCCGAATTGCAAAAAAATGCTGCGTAACGAAGAAACCAATGCCACCTACCTATATAGATTTATGATAGGTTTGCCAGTGGAAGAACAAAGAAAGTGCATACAGGAATTTGGCGTACATGCTGTTATAGATTATAACCGTTTTCTTAACGAAGAAAGAAGAAAATATGGTACAATATACAAAAAGCGATATGGTTATGGTAATAATAATACTACAGTTAATGTTTTCAAGTAAAATAATGTAAAGTTTTATTTTTTCTTTTTTAAGTACTTTTTTATTAATTTTTCTTTATGACCAACCAAAAACTATATATTCTCAGAGGTACTATATGTACATAGTAAAAAAGAGAGGTGAATTATGTACGCACATCAGCAATATGAACCTTTGCCAGAAAATGCCAGGATAGAATTATGTGATTGTGGAAGCCTAATTTATATGTATCCAACAGTGGCTGGTAGTGTAATGCCAGTTACTATACTAGAAGGATGGAGGTTTCATAGATTTGGAAACCATAATAATAGTGTACCCATCCACGATTGTGACGGCGATAAACGGGCGTCCCAAATTAGTAATTCAATTACAATCGACCTCGAAACAGTACCGGAAGATGTAGGCAAAAAGGTTGTAGGAAACCTTCAACAACAAGCAGTTATAGTTGCCCTTACAAAGTTTTCTAAACCGAGAATTAGATCGTCTTTCAAAAAAGGTATGTTAGCACAAGCAACAGATTTCCTAGAAGGCAAGTCAAAGTACCGTAATCCATATAGCCAAAAACAAGCATTAGCTATATTATTACGAAATAAAAAAAATGAGGTGATGTGAAGTGTTATACAAAGTATATAAAGACGGTAAAGAAATAGATGGTTTGCTAATAGATAGTGAACCAGATGACGTATTAGTAAAGATGATGAAACTATTGAATATCAGTAACTTCCGCTGGTCAATAAAACAAAGTCCGGGGGACTAATATACTTAAATCTAGTATTTAACGAGACTGAAAGCGGAAGACATTTAACCGCAATACAAGTATATGAAATAGAAGAAGCTGGTATTCTGCTTGAAGGAAAAGTGAGGTGAAAAATATGATGAATGTTATAAGTAACAACATATTTAGAATACATAAAATTCATGTGGTGGACATAGGAAAGAATAATATACTAGAAACAACCAAAGGTCAAGGTGGTCGTGGAGGAATAATATGTCTGATCCAATAAAAGAAGCTAAAGATCTCATACAAAAATGTTTTAGTGAATATAAAGAAGAGATTCCTCAATGGGAAATTTGTAGAGGATTTTCTTTACTTCCAATTATTGTTGCAAAGTATGAAAAACTAGAATCAGTAAATGAATTTAAGATAGGAGATGCTCACTTACTAGATGCATTAATTACTGTTGTTGAACATGCTGATCACGCACACGAATATAGTCCACATATATCTGCATTGATACGAGCGTGTCACGTAGCAGCAAAAACAAAAAATTAGGTTCTAGGAATTCTACGGTATTTCATTCCAATTTTTTCAGCATACTTCGATAAAACTTTATCTGCTTTTTCAGCATACTGCTTATCAGAAAATATTCCCTTTTCTTTATCATGTATAATAATATTTTTCATTAACTGATTCCACTGTACACCAAAATCTTTTGCTTCAGATTCTCTATCTTGTCTGCTTTTTGATTTGAATCTCCATTTATCAGGAAAATTTGTAACAAAAGTATTATTAGGAAATTCATATTTATATATATAGTCTTTAGTAACACAAACTTGAATGCCACCATACATCGCTGCGTATTCTATGTCGCCACCAGAAGGCATTAACGTACGCCAAGATGGATCGCCGCTTGGATGAGTATGAGCCATATTATATTTTCCAAAATTTGCTGGATCTTTTATTGATTTTTCGATATCAGAAGAATATGCGCCTACGGAAAATTCCTCGCCTGTTTTAGTTTCAATGATTTTGTTATCCTGCCAAACAATTCCGTGCTCTAAAGTAGAAGATTTTTTATCTAAATTTTGTAAATTTGCAATAATGCTTTTTGTAGTAGAATCAAATTGATCGTTGATTTTTGTCTTGCTTTCCTGTCCTTCCAACCCACACGCATTAGTGTCGTCTACAGTACCTTTAGGGCATTTATAATTAAGTTTTATGAAGTTAGTGACATCTTCCAAATATTCAGAATTTTGTTTAGTTTTTATTGGTCTACCAATATAAGTAACACCATATGTCGTTCCAGGAACATTGGGTACATAACCATAAATATTTTCTTTTGAGTTGCCCCATCCCGATTCGTCAGATTCCTGACTTTTTGGACCAATCCTTAATATTTTTATCGATTCTTTATTATTTTCTATGAATTTATTATCTTTTTTCATACAATCGCCTTTATGGTAGTTATTTTGACTCGTTTTGTAGACCTATTTACATATGAACCATTGTTTGGTGGTATAATGTCGGTATGACGCGTCTCTACAACTTCAAACTTTGTTCCTCGGTTCACTAAAATTTCAAATTCGTTTGGTAACCCACTTTCTTCTGCGATAAACAAGGCTTTAGTGCCAGTAGGCAACTGTAATTCTAGTAATCTGCCATTATATCCTACTGCGAAGTTATTTGCCATGAAAGGTAGTGCAGAAGTTGAACTGAAGCATGGAAACTCAATTTGTGATCCAGGAGTATCAAGAGCATCCCGAAGTTCTGGATTTTTAACAATTATGTCGTCTTTTAGTCCACGGTATGTTACTAATGGTTCTTGTAGGTTGGCCTCTGAAAACAATTTATCCAGCGCATCAACATCTTCTTTTACATGCCGTAATATCGAACTATCTTGATCAACTTCTTTTTCAAGTGTTCCATTTAAATATTGGTTTACGTCAATATAACTATTTACTGAATATTGTTTTAATATTCTTCGGTCTTCGGGTTTAAACTTTTTGAGTGGTTCCGCTGCTTTATCTAATGATGCCTGGATCCGTTTGTTAGCTTCGATGTCTTGAGGAGAAGAGAAATCGTGGTCAGATTTAAAGCCGATAAAGGTTTCTGATGGTTTACTTGTTTGTCCTTCTAATCCACATGCATTAGTGTCATCCACGGTTCCTTTAGGGCATTTATAATTAAGCTTTATGAAGTTAGTGACATCTTCTAAATATGAACTGTCTTGCTTTTGTTTATCATTTATAGCTCTTACTGTTAATATTCGCATACCACCACGTTTTTCACTATGTATGGTCTGGAACTTCGTACCGGCATCCAAAATTACTTCACTCCCAGCATCAGCACCCGCATAAAAACTGTTTTTTCCAACAGCGAATCCTTTTGTCTCTGGTTCAGTAAATATTTGTAATATTGTTTTTTCTTCTGGTGTTATGTGTGTTAATTTACCACTTGCTGCTTCTTCTGCGATGAAACTACCAGTTGAACAAGAAGCAAAAGGTTTATGTATCCATGTTGCTCCTACTTTGAAAATGTCTTTTGGCATCTTAAAATTAATGCCTCTATATAAAATAGTGCTAACTCCTAGAGGTTTACTAGTAGCTTCTTTTATTAGTGATACTTCTTCCCGTGTTATGTCATCTTGTAATGCAGAATTTATGACACCATAATCCTGGGTAGTATATGATTTTATAGCAGATTGTACTTCCGGCTTTAGATTATCCCATAATTTTTCGCCGTTTTCCTTAAGCTTTTTATCATTTTCTGGTTTTATTTCGTTGAAGTGTTCTTCGGTTTTTCTGTAAAATCTTCTTTGTACTGTTTCTGCATTAAGACGACGCATGACACGATCGGGTTCACTTTTATCCTTAGAAATTTTATTGAAGTTTTCAAAGAAGGAATTATAATCAGCTGGAGCAATTTCTGGATTTCGATTGATTTTAGAATTAGTATTACCGCCACACGAACCCGGACCAGTGCCGTTTTTCTCAGAATCAGGACAATTATAATTAAGCTTTATTGTTTCAACAGCATCGGAGAGATGAGAAGAACTTTGTTTTTGATTAGCATTTACTAATTCAAAAATAAATTCATGTACAGGTTTATTAGAATCCAAACCAGAATTGTCTATATTTTTGTTTACGCCAAGGAACTTATAACTCTGATTTCTATTAATGAGTAGTTCATCTTCACTACCAGATACGGATTCAGTATGCAAAGCTTCTGAGTTTTTTGGTATTAGTATAGTAATAATACTACCACCATATCTGTCTCTACCAAACTGCAAGGCTTGTTCTTTATTAAGCGTTGTAGAAACAAACTTCGGATCGGTTATTATTTTTCCTGGTTCTATATCATAGATATGTTTTTGGTTCAGTCCTAGCAAATTTTCGATTTCGATATCTGACACACCACGATATGTAGTGATACTAGAACTAGTAAGGAAATTTTGTTCTTTTTGTAAATTAAATATACTGTCCAATCCAATTATAATCTTTTCTGTTTCTTTTGGTATATTACCAGAAATTCTGTTACCAAGATATTTATTTACTTCTAGATGTCCAATATTAGTATAACTTTTCAAAGAATTAACCAAATATTCGTTGTTTTGTACCAATTGATTCAAAAATTCACTAGATTCTCCTCTGATTTTATCTGACTTGACGTTATCTATGTCTTTAAATTTGTTAGGTATGGGTATATTTACTATAGGCTTTTCGATATCACATTTATTAGAATCATCGACAGTTCCTTTTGGGCATTTGTAGTTTTGTTTTATGGTTTCAAAAGCAGAATCTAATATTGCTTTATCATTATTCTTAATTATGTCTTGTAGTGATATGTCATACTTATTTTTAGGGGGTACTTTATTATCTATTAGGTACTGCATTTAAATCACTCCTAATTTTACTTTTTTTACAAAGTCTATCATGGATTTTGGAAACATATTTTCGCGGTTGTTTTCTACGGCACAATATGCTTCTGCGAATAATTCCTCACTAGAAGAATCGCCGTGGGTAGTAGACTTAAAACCATTCTTCCACTCAGTTGCTGCAATAGTTTTCCATTCCGGATCAGATTTTATATTTTCAGAATTTATATCAATTTCACTGTTTTTCATTTTATTATATCTATATTTTTGTAATAAAAGGTGGCCTATTTCATGATCTTGAACCATTTTTATAAGTTCTTCTTTTGACGCAGCGTCTGAACTAAGTACAGGAAGTTTACCATATTTAGTTAGATGGGATTCTTTTTTGTCCATAGCCTCATTATAATAAGAATCACTAAATATTTCACTATCTATAAATAATCCATCTATTTTAAATGTTAAGTTGTTTGGTGTGTCACCAGATATATTCGCCATTGTCATTCCTTGTGCTCCTATTAATCCGATAGTGGGCGATATATCAAGCACGTCAATATTTAATTTACTTTCCGATAATTTATTTGATATATAAGTAACCAAAGAATTTGGTATTTCTTCTTGAACATGTATTCTGGAATACGGCATACCAGAAACTTTAATAATGTTAAATTCTTGATCATTATTATTTTTATTATTATCTGGTTTATTGCCTCCACACGAACCCGGACCAGTGCCGTTTTTCTCAGAATCTGGACAGTTATAATTGAGTTTGATGGTTTCAAATACGTCTTCTAAATATGCACTATCTTCCTTTATTTCGTCGTAATCTTCTTCATTGAGGGTGGTTAGGACGCACCTGCAATTCGGGTGAACGGGAGGACCATTAACAGAAATTTCTTCGGAACCATTTTTGTGTTCTACCACAGCTGTAAATTCTTCCTCAATTGGAATTATAGTACCATGCAATTGATCACCACATACAGGGCATGTCCTTTCATCAAGGGCAGCGTTCCACTGTTTCATTTTATGACCAGCGTCACGAGATCTAGCCAAAATACCTTCATTCTGGGCAGTAACATATTCGGTCCTATAAATAGAATCAAGGCGGGCTTTAGTATTAGCATAATCTTCTTCAAAAGATTTTTTAAATTCAGTTGGACCTTTGCCCCAATTATCTTTGAGTTGGACTTTAAGACGTTCGCAGTCAGTTTTCGAAAGTGTCTTCACAAGTTCTAAGCCATGCTCCTCAAAATACTTCTTTGCATAGTCCACCACCACTTTAGGTTCCGGAGCATTACTTTGAACACTTTGTCTAGCATCATAAGGAAGAGTAACTTGGCCAGAAACACCCTTAATGAAGGCAGGCAATATAAAGGGCGTAAACATTGACAGCCATAATTTCCAGTTTTTCTGGATGGACTTTTCCTTATAGGTGCCTTCGAGTTCCTCGTAGACTTCTAAAAGTTCATCAGGAAGATCATCAACATCGATGTCGATTTCGTCATAGATTTCTTCCAGCTGTTCTTCTAAGGTCTTCTTGGGAATAATAGTGGCTGGCTTTATCTTAGGAATTGTTTTTATAGTGTTCGGCACTATTTTAATCGGCTTTTTGGTAGTTTCTGGCATTGTGGTCTATTCTCCCGCTATCGTTTTCAAAGTTTTCAGATATGCTTTCTTGCCCATCAGTGTCAATCCGCCAGTTTTCTTAATCATATCCGGATTTTTATCATAAAATTCTAACATGGCTTGCTTGCCGTAACCTTTTCCAGTAAAATCAGTGGATGCTACTAAAAGAACCTGCTTCAACAGTGCCTTCTTCACACCTATAATTAAGCTTAATGTTGATTGATTCTGGGTCTAATTGATAAAGGGCGTCTTTCTTACCAAGGAACTTATACATGTTTACTCCTCAAGAACTTTATCAAAGTACTTGGTCTTCCTAAGTATTTTCATGACGTCATTTTCGAGGCTTCCCAGGATGTCTTCGGCTTCCGCGTCTAGTTTGTTTTGGGTTACAATTTCGTTGTCGATGGTCTTATTTTGTTTTATAGAACCAGATTGAAATTCCATGCCACTTGCTTCTTCAGGTCGTTGCAAGGCAGCATCCAACATACCCATGTCTATGCCAGAAACGTCCGGTTCTTGACCACTCGTTTCTTCAGGTTCTTCGCTGGTGTTTCCGTCACCTAACAACGCTTCTAGGTCAATACCACCCATTTCAGGACCTCCCATTCCCGGCATTCCGCCTTGCTGTTGTTGACCAGCCATTGGATTTCGCCACAATGTAAGCTCCTTTTCTAGAATTTCGCGGGTTGTTAGGCCTTCCATCCAGGGGGCTGGATCAAGGGCAGGCAATCCAAGACTCTCTCTTGCTTCATCCAATGTTATAATGTGGTTGGTAAATCTTTGTAGTGCAATATTTTGTTTTACTTGTTCGTCTTGCGGTATCAGGTCGTCCCAATCAAAGGTTACAGTCCAGCCAGTATAGCCATTATATTCTAAGAATTTATTCCAGACTTGTTCTTGGAATGCCCTAGAACACATATTTTGCCAGCCTTGTACCATCATCTTGAGGAGTTGAAGAAGTGGTTGGGAAGTCGCGGAAATTGCAGCCGTTTGAATCTCCAGCATATCCCTTGGGAATATATGACTGATGGCTTCTTTTATCAGATAATTATCGATTTCGGTGGGGTTGAAGGCTACATGGCCCTGGTCCCAGCTAAGTTCAATGCCGCGCGGTACGGCAACAGCCAAATCAGCTGATTGATTTTCCACAAGTTGCCTGGCGTAATCCCAGAGATCTGTTAACATTATGTCGGCACTATTTGATCCGGCGCCTGGAATTGCACTAGTGACAGCAAGCGGAACACCGCTAGCATTTTTGAGGGCATCTAAATATTCAGGAGGTACGCCAACTGTCGCAATTTGTTTTGGAGACCCAATCCTGGAAACGGTCTGCATAACACGCTTCCTTACAAATTCCAACTGGGATATGGTACTTACGATGCCTTGAAGATATGGTTCACCATCCACAAACGGTGACGACTTATCCTTAATGTGAATAACTTGTTCCGTTGGAATGTTAATTGGAATACCAGTGGTTCCATAGTTGTTTTGAAGTTGCCAGTATTCATAAGATTTTAACTTTTTGTTATAAATAATACCCTTTAGTATATGTCCCACCATATATTTATCGCGGTCGCCTTCTGCTTCAGGCGGTGTCTGCTTAAATGATGCCGCTGGCAACCTATTAACCACATCAGGGACAATATAGCCGTCTTCGTCTTCTTTCCATGTAACTTCTCCGACAAACGATCCATATGTCATGATGTCGTAAAGGGCCTGCACGCACAAAATAGTGGTATTGACGTCGTGATCCAGTTTCTTGAGTTTTGACAAAATTTCATTAGTGACTTCTGGATCTTCTTCCACGTCATCAGGAGGATTTAATTGAAAATCAAATCTAGGGAACGCAATCAATTGTAATTGCCATAGGGAGCGAGCTACCGGCGGTGCCCTGGCCGTCTGTTCCAAAAGCTTAATATCTATACGGTTGCCAGAATAAAATGAATATATATTAGGGAATGGTGCGCCAACCGCCGCAGTTGTTATACCACTTCCACCGCCGCCAACCGACGTAACTTGTACACCTGGCCTTTTCTTTAGAAGAGCCCGTGGTTTTTTCTTAGGCATTGTGGGCACCATATACTTGATTTCAGTCATATAAAATGAACCTCAAAACAACTTATTCAATAAAAAGAAGCGAATACAGTTTTACGACCCACTTTTTATTATAGGAACA